AGGAGGAAAGAAATCAAAGAACACATCACATGGCACTATGGTAAGTCAGCATGGGATGAGGTTCTACAGATAGAGGCCAGTATGCGTAAGAGACGCAAAGAAGAGCTGTACAGAAAACAAGCTCAAGTAGATGCCGTGATTAATTTTGCTATTGGAGCAGCTATATTCCTAGTTAGTGGTGGTCTTTTATTTCTATTCTTCTACATCTGGGGTCAAATGCAGGGGCGTTGGTAGATGTGGGTACTACTGTGGCTACAATTAGCAAGCGGAGAGTTTGATCATTACCATGTAGGTAGCTACTCCAGTGTGGAAGCCTGTAAAGAAGCGAAGGCAGAAGCTAAAGTCTTAGTGACTAACACTAGCTCCAAAGTCGTATGTATTAAAATCGAGCGGTGAAGATAGTTCAATTGAACAAAAATAAATGGGCAGCGATAGACGACGACGGCACTATTCTAATTATCAGTAGTAGTTCCAAGATCGTTAAGATCAATGCACCTAAACTTAAAGAAGCTCGCAAAAAGAATCGTTAGTGACCTAGTTCAGTAGACGATATAGCGAGCATATACGGCTACTCTATTACCAGAAAAGTTATTTCTTAGGAATATATATATAATTCAATGGGTTAAGGATTTTTAGGACACCTTTTTTGGCATAAAATTCAAATATTCAATATTTTTTCTCAAACTTTGAACTTTTTAGGGGGGGGTATAGGATTCCTAGCGGTATGTAATTGTTTGTGTGGAACATCATGTATACGTGCATGCGTGGGCGTCGCGCTGACAGGGGGGGTGGGGAGTGGTGGGGTAAGGGGTATTTTATATTTAAATAGTACCCGTTCTTATTCTTCTTTTGAAAACCACCACGATCCTTTGACTGGCTGCAAATAGTGCAATTGAACTTATCCCAACAGTCGGTCAAGCTTGGCTTGCAGCTCGGCCTTGATGCTATCTGCGTCGCGTTCAGTCTTATCCTCAGTCTCAACCTTGTCAGTGAACAGTGCTACCGATTTACCCAGTAGCTCTAACGCCCTGACCCTTGCACCATCTGAATTGTCTGGGTTGGTTGCCTCATCTGTGAGCTGTTTCAAAACGAAATCACTTCGAGAGAGGCTCTGCATGCGCCGTTGCTGCTCCCTCTCATTATGTAGCTGATCTAATCTTGCCCTGATCTTGCTGTTGTTGACTAGCTCATGCGACTGCCGATGTATCGTTGCTGCCTTCATATTTGAGGCATCATAAGCTTCCCTGTATGCATCACTAAACGACATGCCAGAAAAGACTGACATACAGAACGTCTCTTGTTTCTCTGTTAGGCCATTGGGAAGGACTGGACTGGCACCTTTCTTTTTAGTGCCTGTAGGTTTCTTACTACCCTGTACTACTGTTAAGTTTGGTTTATTATCACTACTCATTACAATCCTCTTGGCGCTGCGCTAGGCTTTCGGGGTTTTGGGTAAAACGAATCACCCTGATTGATTGGCACTGATTTGGGGCTAGCGATACCCAGAAAAGTGCAATTGAACTAATTGATATCCTACCACCTAAATTTTTTTTTGTCACGCTGGAGAGTTTATATCCCCTTATTTTATTGGGCTTATTGATACTGGTAGGTAATAAAAGGTAGTCAAAGGTAATTAGGGGGTTTACATGGTAATCTAGATATGCGAAAAGAATTGCAACGGAAGGGACGGCGCAGCCACTTAGCTCCCCCACCCTCAACCGCCAGCAGATGCCCCGATGGGGAACACGCGACAGTCCAGTGCTTCGAGAGCCAGACAAGCCGATGATACTACCAAGGTAGCCCAGATGCGGATGTCACTCTCAACAGCGGTCTCTGGCTGATAGAGGGAGAGAAAAGCCTCTATACAAACGAAAGTGGGCGTTAATTCGCCCTCTACCTCAAGCAGTCCTGTTGGACTGTTTCAGATAGAAATCTTTTACAGGGAATAAGCCAATGTCGAAATTAGTAATCAAAGACGCTGACGCAGCGGTTACAGCGATGGATATCTTCGCTAACCTTTGCCTCTCATGCGCTGAAGGAAATTATGCTCAAATGATCATCGATGCATTTGGGTTCATATCAGCAATCAAAAACGCAATGTCATAGGAGGTCACATGACTAACATTACAATCACAGTAAAAGAGGGAAGCAACGAAAGACAAATAGGTCTGGATGACTATGTCGAGCGTTGGACATGGGGAGTTCAAAGCATAGGGCTTTTGGCTAACGACATGGGAGAAGTTTTCGAGCTTCAAGAAATGCAAAAACGCATCAAAGAACTAGCCGTGAATAAGTTCTTCAAACTTTATCAGGAAGAGCAACAAAAGAAAGCAGCATAGGAGGTCACATGACACATTTCAATAACGCAGTCGCAGCTTATCTCAACTATCTCACTGATCTACGCAATGGCGATAACTACCAAGCTGCAAGCCATTACCAAATGGCAAAGAACTTTGTTGCAAAATACAAAGAGCAAAGCGGCATCAAGGGCGTCACAATGTGTGACGTAATCGAAACCGCAAAACATATCCGATGGCCTAATGGACTGGCTGCGTGATTTTAAAAGTGCAGCTTTCGAGCTGCATCATTAACATCATGAGGAGAAAACAATGGTTAAAATTATGGCTAAACTAGCAGAATTAGAGTCAAAAATTAGATCACTCGATGAGTTCAGATCAAACACGAACCGCAATGGTAACGCACCGTTCTGGATCGAAGCGATGCTAGACGATGAGCTGATCAATCTCACCGAAGAGCATCTAGCGTTGTGTCAGCAACGCTTAGACTTTTACAAAAGTCAGTGAAAATAAGTTTGCAGCCTCTAGGGGCTGCGATGTTATTTCCACCAACCTATGAAGGAGAAAAACATGGGTATTTCAGTAAAACCTTTCGCACCAGCTATCACAATCAACGGTAGCCTTTTCAGCTTCAACATCACCGACGATAATGGCGGCAAGTGGTTCTTATCAATCACGCAGCGCATTCAAACTCGACGTCGAAAGTTCGACTGGCATTTCTATTTACAGTCACCGACTGGTCATGAGTGGGATCTAGAAACTAACACGTTCCCTCGCACAGATGGATCATGTGGGTTCGACTTGGACAGTGCTTGGGATGTTCTGATGCTAATGGGTATCCTAAAGCATGACGGTGTTCCAAGAAAAACAGCCGCGTAAAATTTCAAGTGCAGCCTTCGGGCTGCATCAACAATTTTATGAGGAGCTAAAAATGTACACACTTACTTTTAACTTTCGTGACCACGGTTCGAGCGCAGTTTATTGCGACGCAACTGTCACTGGTAAGACCGCAGCCGCTGCCTACGATGCGGCTCTGGAGCTGACCTATGACGAGGGTCACGATGAGATGGTGATGATCTCATTGATCGAACCGTCTGGCGCATACTTAATTTATCCATGAGAAAGGACGGTCTAATGAGATCAAGAAATCCAATGGCGCGAGATCTGCGTCAGCCTAAATACCGCACTCGCGTTGTGAAGGCGAAAAACAAAACCATTCCTAGAAAACAAAAACACAAGGGGGTTCGATAATGGGTTTAGAACGTATTGTGATTGAGAGAGTTACTGAAAAACTTCCTAACAGTGATCCAAACTTTGTTTGCGGATGTTTGTTTGCTTCTGTGACAGAGGGTCAAATTGATGAGGTGATTGGCGCAATTAATGAAGTAGTTGCAGATCATATTAAAGTTGAAGTTAACGGCCCAATACAGGGCGAATATGCTTTCGACTTAATATAAGAAAAGGGGGTGCTATGCTAAACAAGCTAATCATCTGGGCAGATACTCTGCCCTTCTTTCACAAGGCTGCGCTAGTCGCGGTCATCAACGCGGTGATACTAGCCGCCATTTACTTTATGAGGTGATACCATGAGTGCAGCCCTACGGGGCTGTAGTCGCGGCATCATGCCGAATTGGAGAAAATTGTCAGCCAGAAAAGGATGAACAGATGACAAATTCAAAAGACTTTACCGTAACCGAAACTGCAATCAACAATGTCTATCAGGCAGAAGAAAACATTACTGTCCTCAAGGGCAATAATCGTGACAACAACGAAGCTGCCAACGCTCACAAAATGGGTGCGTATGGCGAGGTGATTGCATCAATCGCTCACGTCAAGCTGGTCAAAGGCAACTTGCCCCGTGCCGTGTCAAAGGTACTACGCAAGGCATTGCTTGAGGAAGCTGGCCTCAAAGAGGCTACCGTGAAACGCTACATCGAAAACGGTGTGGGTGGTTTACGCCTGATCAAAGAACAGATCGGTGATATTCCTACCCAGTACACACCGTCCGAAATTGTTACCGATCTCAAGAATATGGAGATCGATAGCGAGAACAAGCTTGCCAAGGCAGTCAAAGGTGAGAGCGACAAGTCAAAAGCTGAACGCCTCGCAGAACAAGTTGTCGGTAAGTTCTCAACTAAGAAAGATGAGAACGGCAAAGTTGTTCAAGGTGATGTCTTCAAGGACGGCCTGAGTGATGAGGAGCTTGACGAGTTCCACAACATTGTACGTGAGCTGACGGCTGCACGTAAAGCATACCGCGACACCCAAGCTGCTAAGGCGGCTGAGGCTGAAGCAGCCAAAGAGAACGACACTGTAGACAGTGCAGTTGAGGCTATGCTTGACGAGCTGGGCGTTGCATCATGAGTTCTCGTCAGAAACTCAAACGCCTAGAAAAACGCTGGGCGTTCTGGGAGGGCGTGGCTTCTGGCCTCGCCTTCTCAGCTTTTACAATCGGCTTGATGATATTCATGCTTGCATGGTGAATTTTTAAGTGCAGCCTACGGGCTGCATCAAAAAGTTCAATAGCACTTTTCAGAGAAGGAGAAACAATGGAACAGGAACAAATCCTAAGAGAACTTGGTAAGATGAGAGACTGGAATAGCTT